GCAATAGAGGATAATCTTTATGATTCTTTATCTGCTAGATATACAAAAGCTTTAGCAAGAGCCATGGCATATACAAAACAAGTAAAAGCTGCGTTTCCATTAAATAATGGATTTACTAACAGTTTCCAATCAGGAGATGGAGTAAATTTATTTACAGCTGATGGAGATGGAGTTACTGGTGGTGATGGACACCCACTTGTTGATGGTAGTAAAAACTCTAATAGACCTAGCACAGCAGCAGACCTTAATGAGACTTCTTTAGAAAATGCGATTATAGAAATCGCTGCTTATAAAGATCAAAGAGGTTTGAAAATTGCAGCTAGACCTAAAAGACTTATTGTTCCTTCTGCTTTGCAGTTTACAGCAACTAGACTTTTAGAATCGCAATTTAGAGTTGGTACTTCAGATAATGATATTAACGCTATCGTAACTAATGGTGCTATACCTGAAGGTTACATGGTAAATCATTATTTAACCGACACTAATGCTTTCTTCATAATCACCGATGTTCCTAATGGAATGAAACATTTCAATAGAACAGGCATGGAAACATCTATGGACGGAGATTTTGATACCGGTAATGTGAGATATAAAGCTAGAGAAAGATACTCATTTGGTGTATCTGATCCTCTAGGTATTTACGGATCACCCGGTTCAAGCTAAACTTATAGGGGAGTTAATACTCCCCTTTTTTCGTATCTAGGGATTTTTTTATCTAGCGACTGACCTAGCAGACTAACCAAGACGCTAGAATTTTATAGGTATATATTATGGGAAATTCAACTTTTAATGGACCGGTGAGGTCTGAGAATGGCTTTACAGTCATTTCAAAAAATTCAACAACAGGTGCTATCACTACTGAATTTACTTTAGATGGTGATGGTATGAAGGTTACACCTGTAGTTTTAACTGATGCAGATACAACACTAACAGCAACAGCAAATGGTGGTCGTGTCAATGTAGTTCCAGCTATTACAGCAGATAGAACTCTTACTTTACCAAGCCCTGCTGCTGGTGTTTATTTTAAATTTATTTATGGCGGTGCAGCAGAAGAAACAGAAAACCTTATTATTACTACAGGTTCAGATACTAATTTCTTCTTGGGTGGAATAATTCATTTAGATTCTAATGCAGACAATGTATCTGTTTATGCTGATGGCAACTCAAACTCCATTCTTACTTTAACTGATTTTGGTTTATTTGAAATCAATATCTTAGGTAAAGATTCAACGAACTGGTATATTTGGGGTAATCAAGAAGGTGCAGATGTCCCAGCATTTACTGACCAACCTTAACAGGAGTAAATTATGGCTGATGCAGTTACATCTACAACAATTTTAGATAGTGATAAAGATTTTATAGTTCAGCTTACAAATGTTAGTGATGGCTCAGGTGAAAGTGCTGTTACTAAAATTGATGTAAGTGGTTTAAATTCAAACACATTAAATGGCAAATCTTGTTCCGGAGTAAAACTTTTGAAAGTTTATTATTCAATTTTAGGCTTTGATAAAATAGGTTTATTTTGGAACGCATCAAGCGATACTTTGTGTATGGAATTAAATCCAAGTGCTGATGGAGTTTTGGATTTTTCACCTTTTGGTGGATTACAAAATACATCAGGATCAGGAAAAAACGGAGATATAAATTTAACCACGACTGGACACAGTTCGGGTGATACTTATATGATCGTTTTACATTGTATTAAATCATTTGACTAGGGTGAATTATGTCTTATAAAAAAGAAGAAAACGGCAAGTTTGTTAATGGCGACCCCGCTTTTCTTATATGGGAAGGAGAAAAACTTATAGCTGGACCTATTAGAGAGCAAGAAGCTAATTCTATGTTAAAAGAATTAAAATCTGCATCTAGTAAAACAGTTAAAAAAAGTTCTCCTAAAAAATCAACAAATAAAACTACAACAAAAAAGGTGAAAAAAAATGGCAAAAAAAAGTAAATATGGTTCAAAAATGAGAGGCGGAAGAAATACTAAGATGAAATCTAAAGGTTCATCTAAAATGAAAATGCCTCAAACTTTTAATGATGTAATCAGGAGAAAAATAGGCGGTAGAGTTTAATAGTGAGCCGAGCCTCTAAAGACTCAAGATTAAAAAGGGCAGGTGTATCGGGGTACAATAAACCAAAGCGTACCCCTAATCACCCTACTAAATCCCACATTGTTGTCGCAAAAGAAGGCAATAAAATAAAAACTATTAGATTTGGACAGCAAGGTAAAAAAGTTGGCACATTATCAGGTACTGCTGGTAAACCTAAAAAAGGAGAATCTAAGCGTATGAAAGCAAAAAGAAAATCTTTTAAAGCAAGACACGCTAAGAATATTAAGCGTGGCAAAATGTCAGCAGCTTATTGGGCAGATAAAGTAAAATGGTAATGTCTAGATCAGCTTTCAAACAAAGCACATTAAAAGCACCAGCATCTAAAAAGAATAAAGTTCCACATAGAACAAATGAGAAGCAAAAAAGACCCAAAAGTAGGAACCGGTAAAAAACCAAAAGGCTCAGGTCGTAGGTTATATACTGATGAAAATCCTAAAGATACTGTTAGTATAAAGTTTGCTACACCAACAGATGCTAGAAAAACTGTAGCTAAAGTAAAAAAGATTAAAAAGCCTTTTGCTAGAAAAATACAAATACTAACAGTATTAGAGCAAAGAGCAAAAGTTGCAGGTAAAAATCAACAAGCAAGAATAGCTAAAGCAGGTAAAGAAGCTATTAGGAGAAAACATGGCAAGTAGCGGTACAACAGCGTTTAACTTAGATTTATCAGATATTATTGAAGAAGCGTATGAGCTTTGTGGTATAGAATTAAGATCAGGTTATGACTATAGGACTGCAAGAAGAGCATTAGATTTATTATTTCTTGAATGGCAAAATAAAGGATTAAATTTATTTAGTGTTGAAACAGGCACACAAACTTTAACTGAGGGAACATCTACCTATAGTTTAGGCAGTAATGTTTTAGAAATTATTGAAGCATTTATTAGAACAGACTCAGGTGATACTTCAAAACAGTTTGACCAAAATTTAAGAAGAATATCTGTTAGTGAATTTTCACATATAGCTAATAAATTAACCAAAGGTAAACCAAGTTTATTTTTTTTAGATAAAGGTGTAGAGAATCCTACAATAAATCTTTGGGCAACTCCCGATGGTTCTGCAACATATACTTTAGTGTATTTTTTTATTAAGAAGATAGAAGATACAGGTAAACCTGCAACTAACAACGCAGGTGTACCTACAAGGTATTTACCTTGCATGACCGCAGGACTAGCTTACAACTTGGCTTTAAAGAAAGAAGAAGCTAATGCAAGGATACCTATTTTAAAACAAAGGTACTTAGAATTATGGAATGAGGTTAGTGATGCAGATAGAGAAAGAGCATCTGTGAGGTTTGTTCCATATAGTTTTTATAATTAATATGGCATACGCACAAGGAAAAAAAGCATTAGGTATTTGTGATAGATGTGGTTTTACTTATAAGTTAAGAGAACTTAGATATGAAGTAGAAAATAAAACTAGAAATGGATTAAAGGTTTGTTATGAATGTTTTGATCCTGATCACCCACAATTTGATGTTAATAATATAACTACCATTGATCCACAAGCTTTATATGATCCAAGAGTAGATACAGGGGAACAAGCATCAAGAGAGATATTTGGTTTTAATCCTGTAACTGGAACAGGAATTATAATGCGAGGTAGCATAGGTAAAGTAAAAATAACCATAGGTTAAAATGACATATTCAGAATTAAAAAGTTTAATACAAAATTATGTGCAAAATACAGAAACAACTTTCGTTTCTGATTTGCCTAATTTAATAAAACAAGCAGAAGAAAGAATATTAAAAACTGTAAATCTTCCTGTGTTTAGAAAAAATGTTAGTGGTACATTAACATCGGGAAATCAGTATCTTGCGACCCCATCTGATTTTTTAGATAACTTTTCTTTATCTTTTACTAGTTCAAGTGAACAAACTTTTTTACTTTTTAAAGATGTTAATTTTATCAGAGAGGCATATCCAAACGCATCAACCACAGGTATTCCAAAGCATTATGCTTTATTTGACGACACAACTTTTATAGTGGGTCCAACACCAAATGATAATTTTGTAGTAGAGCTTCATTATTTTTACAGACCAGCATCTATAACAGCAGGTGCTGATAGTGGTACAACTTGGTTAGCAACAAATGCTATAAATGCTTTATTATATGGTTCTTTATTAGAGGCTTATGTTTATATGAAAGGTGAGCCTGATATTATGCAACAATATGAAAGAAGATATTTTGAAGCCTTGAGCAAACTTAAAAACTTAGCTGAGGGTGATAATACTGTTGATATTTACAGAGATGATGCAGTAAGAATGGAAAGAATGTAATGTTTAATGTTGATGTAAAATCAAGCATAGGTGATATAACAGTTAGCACTACTCAAAATAAAGGTCATAGTCCTGAATACTGGACAGAACGCATAGTAGAAAGACTTATAAGTATTAGTGATAATGCTAACCCTATGGTAAAAGCACAAGCAGATGCTTTTAAAAATTCTATAGAAAAATTAATTTTATTTTACATAAAACAAGCTGTAGCTAGTGATAGAGCTACTGTGGCAGGTTTATTAGAAAAACAAGGTCATAAAGATATGGCTGATATTATAAGGAGGCTGTAATGGCAATTTCACAAGCGATGTGTACATCATTTAAAAAAGAACTTTTAGAGGGAGTACATAACTTTAAAAACTCAGGTGGTAGTACATTTAACTTAGCACTTTATACAAGTAGTGCTTCTTTAGGTGCATCTACAACTGCATACACAACTTCAAATGAAGCATCTGGTACTAACTATACTGCTAAAGGTGCATCACTAACTAGAGTTGACCCTACTACAAGTAGCACAACTGCGTTTACTGATTTTGCAGATTTAACATTTTCTAATGCAACAGTTACTGCAAATGGTGCTTTAATATTTAATGATAGTGCGTCAGGAGACCCAGCAGTATGTGTATTAGCTTTTGGTGGTGATAAGACATCAACAGCAGGAGATTTTACAATTCAGTTTCCAACAGCAGACGCATCAAACGCAATTATAAGAATAGCTTAATATGTCAACAATTACAGGTTGGGGTCGTTCTACATGGGGAGATGGTGCATGGGGAGAATCCGTACCTGTAGTTGTTAGTGGAGTTGCAGGAACAAGTGCATTAGGTTCTATATCTGTTGTTGCAGAAGCTAATGTAAGTATAACTGGAAATGCAGGTACATCAGCACTTGGTAGTGAATCACTAAGCACTAATAATAATTTAGCACAAACAGGATTATCTAGTACAGGTGCAGTAGGCACACCAGCAGTACAAGCTGCTGCTGTTGTAGGAGTTTCCGCAGTAGCATCTACAGGAACATTAGGTGATGAAAACTTAATAACAAATAATAATTTAAGTGTTACAGGTTTTGCTGGGACTACAGGACTAGGCAATATATCAGTTATAGCAAAAGCAAATGTAGATGTAGTAGGCAATCAAGGCACAACAGGTTTAACAGGAGTAAATATTTGGGGATTAATTGATGATTCACAAACACCGAATTACTCTATAATTAGTACAACACAAAATCCAAATTGGAAGGAAGTAGCATAATATGGCAACTTATGTAAATAATTTAAGATTAAAAGAAATAGCAACTGGTGATGAATCAGGCACTTGGGGCACATCTACTAATACAAATTTAGAATTAATTGGAGAAGCTTTAGGAATTGGTACTGAGGCTATAACAACTAATGCAGATACACATACTACAACTGTAGCAGATGGATCAACAGATGAAGGTAGAGCGATGCACCTTAAATACACAGGTACATTAGATTCTGCTTGTACAATCACTATTGCACCTAATACTATGAAAAGAGTACAAATCATAGAAAATGGCACTAGTGGATCACAAAATATAATTATATCGCAAGGATCAGGGGCTAGTATAACTATACCTCCGGGAGATACAAAAGTTATATATTTAGATGGTGCAGGATCGGGTGCAGCAGTAGTAGATGTTTTTGCTAGTCTCAGCGTTGTAGATTTAAAAGTTCAAGATGATCTTACAGTTACAGATGATCTTATTGTTAATGGTGATATAGATTTAGAAGGCTCTATTGATGTTAATGGTACATCTAATTTAGATGTAGTTGATATTGATGGGGCAGTAGATATGGCTTCTACTTTGAATGTAGCTGGTGTTGTTGATATTACAGATACTACAGATTCTAGTGATGCAACAGGAGATACTGGTGCTTTGCGTACAGAGGGCGGTGCAAGTATAGCTAAAAAACTTTTTGTAGGTACTGATCTTGATGTGGACGGAACAGCTAATCTTGATGTTGTAGACATAGATGGTGCAGTAGATATGGCATCTACACTTACAGTTGCAGGTGTTGTTGACATAACTGATACCACAGACTCAAGTGATGCTACTGGTGATACAGGTGCTTTAAGAACTGAAGGTGGTGCAAGTATTGCAAAAAAATTATTTGTTGGCACAGATTTAGATGTTGATGGTACTGCTAATTTAGATGTAACAGATATTGATAGCACTCTAAATGTTGCAGGTGTAGTAACCGCTCAAACATCTGCAAATTTATCTCAAGTTGCTTTAACTGATGGTACTGTATCATGGGACGCAGCAGCAGCAGCTAATGCTTTTTTATTACTAGAAGAAAACTCTACAATTTCTGCACCAAGTAATGCAGTTGAGGGTGCAATAATTAGTATTGAGGTAGCTCAACACGCATCAAGTGGACCATACACTTTAGCATGGAACGCAATCTTTGAATTTGCAGGAGATGTAACTCCAACGCAAACTGCTACAGATGCTAAAACAGATATCTATGCCTTTAGATACAATGGTAATAAATGGCAGAATATAGGTATTACACAAAACTTAACACAAAGCTAATATGGAAACCTTACAGAGAACCGCTAACAGAGGTTCAGTTTCAACAGGTTATGATGTAGCTAATTCTTGTAAGTTTGAAAAAGATAATTCAGAACGATTACAACGATCTGATAGCAATATTGGAACACCAACTAATGCAGATAAATTTACATTTTCAATATGGATAAAAAGAACGGAATTGCAAAGTAGTGGAGAAGATATATTTTTCTGTGGTAATGCAGGTGCAGTAAGCACTATTTTTGGATTTCAAAATGATGTCTTAAAGTTTAGAACTAATAGTGGTGATACTGAAATCAAAACAAATAGAGTGTTCCGTGATACTGCTAGTTGGTATCACATCGTAGTTGCTTATGATTCAACAGACTCAACCGAGGCAGACAGGGTAAAATTTTATGTTAATGGTGTTGAAGAAACATCACTTGGAACAGCTAACTATCCGAGTCTTAATGCTGATAGTGAAATGTATGAAACAAATATGTCGCATTTTGTCGGCAGTCCTGATGGTTCACAAACAGCACCGGGCTACTATACAGAGCTATATTTTTTAGACGGACAAGTAAAACAAGCAACAGACTTTGGTGAATTTGATAGCGATAGCGGAATATGGATTCCTAAAGCGTATGATGGAAGTTTTGGTAATGAAGGATATTATCTTGATTTTGAAGATGGTTCAAATCTAGGATTAGATGTAAGTGGTAATAGTAATAACTTTAATGCTTTGTATGGTATATCTTCAGCAGATCAAGCGACAGATACCTGCACCAATAACTTTGCAACACTTAATCCTTTGTTCAAGTATCCATCATCACAGGTTATAAATGAAGGTGCAACAAAAGTAGATAGAACAAGTGGCTCAGGATTAAATAAAACTTTTTATGCAACTATCCCTGTACTAGCTGGTAAGTTTTATTTTGAGGCACAGCCAACTGAAGGTAGTGGCACTATTATTGGCGTAGAAACTATTACAGGTGTAACAACAGATGATCCTGATAGTGTATTTGTAGGAGAGCAAAGCACAGCAGTAGGGTACTACGCATCCAACGGACAAAAGTTTACAAGTGGAAGCGGTTCATCTTATGGAGATACCTATGGCAACTCTGATATTATCGGTGTTGCATTAGATATGGACAATAGAAAAGTTTATTTTGCTAAAAACAATACTTATCAAAACTCAGGTGATCCTACAAGTGGTTCTACTGGAACAGGTGCAATAGATTTACCTGATTCATCAGATGGTTATATTTTTGCAGTAAGCTATGATAGTGGTGGTCAATGGGTGGTAAACTTTGGCGGTTTTACAACAATGTCTATCTCAAGTTCTGCTAGTGATGGCAACTCAATAGGTGCATTTGAGTTTGCACCGCCTACAGGATATTTAGCACTTTGCACAAAAAATTTAGGTTCAGACGGAGGATAATATGGCAGTTTATACAACAATAGACGACCCATCTGAGTATTTTCAAACTGCTACTTACACAGGTGGTGGCGGTGGTTCATCAGTCGTAAATGATGGTAATAGTGATTTACAACCTGATTTAGTTTGGTTTGCAACTAGAGAAGGAAATAATAAACCATTTTTAGATTCAACAAGAGGTGGAACTAAAGCTATATATTCAGACCTTTCTCAAGGTGCTGATACTCTCCCTTCAGGTGTTGGTATAACAAGTTTTGACTCAGATGGTTTTACC